AGAGCATACTGTTTAGTGCACGACTATTGACTAACACGTTGGCAGCGCTAACTGCATCTGTAGTGACTAGCTCTTCGTTAATGACAGCTTCAATCTTGTCATTAAGCGTAGCACCAGTAACCAGTGTAAAGGATGTTGTGGATGTTTCTACATACTCAGTAGCAATAAGTCTGCTACCATTCTGATATACGTTAAGGTTATTAGCCCCAAGAGTATAAAAGGTATTGGACAGTGTGAAGAGTGTCTGACTAGCTGTAGCAGTGAATGTTTCCTTGGTGGCTCCTGCAAACTGTACTGTACTAGAAACTCTGTTAAGCTGTGCTAACGTTACAGGTTCTTGATTATTAAGTGCATCACGTAGGTTGATTAACGTAAAGCTATTCATATCAATGTTGTTCTCCATCTGGTTTGGTTCACCAATTGGATTATTACGATACAATACGTTATCTTGGAATTCAGCTACAATGTCGTCAAAGTTTTGCCCCATCTTAGTTACAGATAGGAAGCCAGACAATATTGTATTGAGGGTAAGTTTAGCCATAGGAGGAGTGTGCCTTTAGGGTTAGGGTTGCTGGCAGTCGGTGTGTTCGTTTGGTTTCGTGGAGACTTTGTTCAGGATGACACAACCTTTATTCAAGCCGCATTAGATTTTGTTGATGCTAACGGTAAGGGTGAGCTTCTAGCAGAAGCAGGGATTTATCTTGTTTCAGCTACTCTTATTATTCAGCCAATTAATTTTATATCCGGGGCGGGTAAATCTGCTACTATATTTAAAACACCGAATAATCAAGTTGTCTTTCAATTGGGAACGGATACAGGTATTTTTCAATTTGCCTGTGGACTCAATAATTTAAGTATTATTTTTGGTAATGATGGTGCGGGTGGTGGTTCTATTAATTCTGTAGGTATTCGAGTACTAAATGGGAATGCAACTAATTTACACGATATTGATATTCAAAGTCAAAATGTTGATATCACCATGACCAACATAGGTATTCAATGGGATACTGGTGTGACCGCGTTTGGTTCTATATTCCAATTCTTAACAAACATCACGTGTACTCACGTTAAAACCAGTTACAGCGTTGAAAGTCCTGTTGGTTTCGGCACATCATTTTTTGCTAGAAATTGTACTGCATTTGGCGATAATAGCAGCGGTCTTACTAGCTCTGTAGGTTGGTCCTTTAATCCTTCAACGGGCAGTGGTAGCCTTATTTCTGGAGGTAACATTGAGAATTGCGGGACAGCGACTTTATTTAAAGCTGGCGGTCATGGTGTCACGTTCTCAGGCACAAGGTTTGAAGCCAACACAGTTGATGCAGAATTTGAAGCAACTGCCGATGGTATGAGTTTTATTGGTACTACAGGGTTAGAGCCTAGTAGAATTACAAATAATGCAGGTACAGGTTTTGGTCATTATACCTTACTAGGATGCGTGGATTTAGGTGGGATATCAGTCCCTGATACAGTATCCGGGTTTAAAACACAAGTCATCGCCAAACAACCCGGAGTTTCTGGCACGCCCTATAATCAAACTTTTTCTTTTGCCGGAAACACCATGTCGCCCTATATTGAATACAAGAATTCAGCGGGAACAGTTCTTTACAGGGTAAATCCTACTGGTGGGGTCGAGGCTTTTAGTGGTGTATTTACCGGTATTGTACAAAAAAATGGAACACACCCTGCTTTTGTGGCAACTTTAGTTTCAGCCCCTGCGACGAATGTTACCGGTAGTGGAACAGCGTATACTCTTGTCACTGATAGCGAGATATTTGATCAAGGCGCTAATATAGCGGGTGGAGTTTTCACCGCACCAGTAACTGGAAAGTATAATTTATCAGCAATATTTCAACTAACAGGAATAACAGCCGCCGCTACCACTATAGATATGAGAATAGTAACATCTAATAGATCATGGCGTGTTCATCTTTCAGGTGCCGCAGATTTAACTGGTGGTGTATTTAACCCTTCGGGATCAGCATTAGTTGATATGGATGCGAATGATACAGCTACAACGCAAATAATTGTTAGCGGAGAGTCATCAGATGTTGTTGATGTAGGCAACAATGCAGATAGTCTCCCTGTTACATATTTTAGTGGCGAATTAGTCGCTTAATTACATAAAGGAATAAAGAAATGTCACTTACAGTAAATAGCACAAAAGAAGATGAAGATTTGGTTCTTTCTCAATTAAGAAAAAAAGAAGATGGAACAGATGATTTAACACCCCAGCAATGGCTTGAAGAGGCTTGGGTTGGTAAGGTCAATTGCTGCAAGAAGCACGCGTACATGGCTGCGTTTAAACAGAGGCAGTAGCAGAGAAGGAAAATACGTACATGGCAAGTAAATTCAAAGATGCACAAAATAGATTTCTAACTTCTTCTTTATTCTATGAGACTAAGTATGATACAACTTTTGCCATCTACTCCAATAGCGAAGAAGACAAAGAAGTTAATGGCGTAGTATATCCAAGCTTAAGAAAACTATATATGGAAATGGCAGACCCTACAGAGTACTCTTTTGCTATCAAATACTTTTATAGTTGGTCACATTGGTTAGCTATTGTGAACGGAAGTAAGCCTTTACAGGCAATGGTACAGGAATGGCGAGATGAGTTAGAAGTAAAACTACGAAGCCAAGGCGTTCTGAATATGATTGAAACATCTACGTCAGGCGCTAAGGAAGCAGTTGCTGCCTCTAAGTGGTTAAGTGATAGAGGTTGGGATAAACGTAAAGCAGGCGCACCATCTAAGACAGAGAGAATAAGACAGACTAAAATAGCAGAAGCAATTACCTCTGAGGTAGCGGAAGATGCTGCTCGTCTTGGTTTATCTTCTACTACTATTAATTAAGGAAAAGAATGTCTAAGACAGATGATATTAGAGTTGCAGCAGAAGGCAGCCTTGTTCAGTTTATAAAACTTGTAGCTCCTCACAGGGTGTTAGGTGCGGTACATGAAGAGCTTATAGGCTGGTGGACTAGACAGAATGCGAAGACACACCAACTTACTCTACTGCCTAGAGCACACCAGAAGTCTATACTTATAGCGTATAGGGTTGCTTGGGAGATTACTAAGAACCCTGCAGTTACAGTATTGTATATTTCTGCCACTGCTAACTTAGCGGAGAAACAGCTTAAGGCTATTAAAGATATTCTTACTTCTAATATATACCGCAGGTATTGGCCTGATATGGTGCACAAAGAAGAAGGTAAAAGAGAGAAGTGGTCTGTGGGAGAGATAGCAGTAGACCATCCTAAGAGGGCACTAGAAGGTGTGCGTGATCCTACTGTATTTACAGCTGGACTAACTACATCTATTACAGGACTGCACAGTGACATCAATGTCCTTGATGATGTAGTTGTTCCTGAGAACGCCTATACTATGGAAGGTCGAGGCAAGGTAGAGACACAGTACTCATTACTAGCATCTATTGCTAACCCCGGAGCACAAGAGTGGGCAGTGGGTACAAGGTATCATCCTAAAGATTTGTACAATGCTATGTTAGAGATGCGTGAAGAGATTTATAATATATCAGGAGACATCATAGATATGTCCCCGGTGTACGAAACATTTGAACGTAGAGTTGAAGATCACGGAGATGGTACAGGACAGTTCTTATGGCCTAGACAACAGAGAGCAGATGGTTCTTGGTTTGGTTTCAACACACAGATACTTGCTAAGAAGAGAGCGCAGTACCTAGACAGGACACAGTTCAGAGCACAGTACTATAATGATCCGAATGTAGTGGGCGCAGGCGGAGTATCTCCTGACAACTTCTTGTACTATGATAAGAGGCTGCTACAAAATGAAGATGGTTTCTGGTACTACAACAATAACAGATTAAACGTATTTGCTGCTATTGATTTCGCTTTCTCTATGAAGAAGAAAGCAGACTATACCGCTATTGCTGTCATAGGAATGGACGTATCTAACAATATCTTTATCTTAGATATCGACAGGTTCAAGACAGAGAAGATCATGGACTACTTCGATGCTATTGCTAGAACGTACAGCAAGTGGGGGTACAGAAAGATCAGAGCAGAGGTAACAGTAGCACAGCAAGCAATTGTAAGAGAGCTTAAAGAAAGCTACATTAAACCTAATGGTCTTCTATTAAAGGTAGATGAGTATAGACCTAGAGGAAATAAAGAAGAACGTATAGCCGCTACTCTTGAGCCTAGGTATGCTAATCAAATGATCTATCACTACAAGGGTGGTAACTGTCAGGTACTTGAAGAAGAATTAATCATGGCACATCCTCCACACGATGACGTAAAGGACGCACTGACAGCAGCAATAGATATAGCTGTAGCGCCCCAGTTCAGAGCAACAAGAGCAGCTAAGGCTGTTAACAATAATGTACTATACCACTCACGCTTTGGTGGCGTAAAATATTAAGGAATACTAATGGCCGGAAATGTTATAGACCTAGAACACTTAGCTACACCAGAGGCACTAGCTGCGTCTGTTGTAACGATGTACACTAATTGGGATAGTCAAAGACAGGGTTGGCTAAATGAGCAAAACGAGAAGAGAAACTATCTGTTTGCTACAGATACTAGTACTACCTCTAATGCAATGCTGCCTTGGAAGAACTCAACAACGCTACCAAAGCTTACACAGCTCAGAGATAACCTACATGCTAACTATCTTGCTGCGCTTATCCCTAATGACAGATGGTTTAAGTGGGAGGCACATACTAAAGAGTCAGCCACTAAAGAGAAGCGTATAGCAATACAAGCGTACATGCGTAACAAAGCTAGAGAAAGTGGTATGCGTGAAACACTGTCTAGATTATTGTACGACTATATTGATTATGGTAATGCCTTCTGTGACGTAGAATATGTAAATGAAAGTAAGATTGATGCAGTAACTGGTGAAGTTATCCCCGGATATATCGGACCTAGGCTAGTACGTTTAAACCCTGAGTCAATTGTATTTAATCCTACAGCACAGTCGTATGTACAGTCACCTAAGATTACTCGCAGCATTATGTCTTTTGGAGAACTAGAGCTAGCTGTATCTGAAAATCCAGATGATGCATCATGGATACCTGAGGCGTTAGCACAATCTAGAAATATACGCAGTAACTCTGGTGACTTCAGTGAAGAGGATTTCAACATGGCCAATGGTTTTGATGTTGATGGTTTCGGAAGTCTTAAGTCTTACTACCAATCAGACTTTGTTGAGATACTAGAAGTAACAGGTGATGTATACGACCCAACAACAGAGACACTTCTTAAAGACCACGTTATCACAGTTATTGATCGTAGCAAGGTGGTAAGAAAACAAACTAATCCTTCTTGGCTTCCTAAGGGAACACAGTACCACGTAGGATGGAGGCTTCGTCCAAACAACCTATACGCTATGGGTCCGTTAGATAATCTAGTAGGTATGCAGTATCGTATTGACCACCTAGAAAACCTTAAGGCAGATGTATTTGATTTGATAGCGTATCCTCCTCTCAAGATTATCGGAGATGTAGAAGCATTTAACTGGGGTCCGGGAGAGGAAATTCATATCTCTGAAAATGGAGACGTGCAGATGATTGTACCGGATACAACAGCTCTTAATGCTGATCTACAAATTCAGAACCTAGAGAATAAGATGGAAGAGTTTGCTGGTGCTCCTAGACAAGCTATGGGGATTAGAACTCCCGGAGAGAAGACTGCTTTCGAAGTACAGACACTAGATAATGCTGCAGGTCGTATCTTCCAAGAGAAGATTACATCATTTGAGACAGAGCTACTTGAGCCTGCTCTTAATGCTATGTTAGCTATTGCTCGAAGAAACCTAGATGGTATAGATATAGCTAGAGTTATGGACGATGATGTAGGTGTTACTGAGTTTCTTAATATAACTAAAGAAGACCTAACTGCTTCAGGCAAGCTTAGACCTGTTGGTGCTAGACACTTTGCAGCACAGGCACAGTTAATACAAAATCTAAATATGATTGCTAGTGGGGCTATAGGTGGACTGATTGCGCCACATGTAAGTGGACAAAAGCTAGCAGTACTAGTAGAAGAAATACTTGGCATTGAGCAGCATGGTTTGATTACACCTAATATTAGAATTACTGAGGACGCAGATACACAGCGTCTTGCAAATCAAGTAGGAGAGAACGTAGCTGTTGAAGAAGCTACACCTCTTGAGGAAGAAGTATAATGGTAGAGAAGTACAGCCCACAGCTATATAAAGATTGTCGTAAGGGCGAGAAGGAGCAAGAAAGAACAGAAATTATTGTCAGCGGACACAACCTAATGCGAGTGCTTCGTGACATGTTAGAGACTAAAAGCGCTGAGGTACTAGAGAAAAGCCTCAGTAAATTAAACTATAATAAAGCCGCTTGGCCTTATGAGCAGGCGGATACAGTAGGAGAGCTAAGAGGACTGAAATATCTTCTTGACATCCTTCCTAAAACATAGTATAATAGGTATATAACAACATATTTTGGAGAAAATATAAATGGCTGACCAGCTAACACCGTCTATTACAGACGAAATCACAGATGAACAAGACCCCGTTGCACCTGTAACACCCGCACCAGTAGCTCCTGATTACTCAGATGCTTTAGCTAGCATTAAAAATAAGGACGGTGTACAAAAGTTTTCAAACGTTGATGACGCATTGAACTCTCTCGCTCCGGCTAACGAACATATCGGAAGGCTAGAGGCAGAGAACGCAGCACTAAGAGAAGCTGCTGTCAAAGCTAAAACAACTGCAGAAATCTTAGAACAGCTAAAGCCACCCGCACCAGCGCCAACACCACCCGTTGTAGCGACTGTTGACGATGCCCATATTACAGCTCTTGCTTTGCAGGCGCTGTCGGTTAAAGAGAAAGCTGATCTTGTTAAAAGCAATACTAAGTCTGTTGGAAAAGCTCTTGCAAAAGAGTTCGGCAGTAAGGAGAAAGTAGCCCAAGCACTTGAGGCGAAAGCCAGTGAGCTTGGTGTAGGCGTACAGTTCTTAAATGACATCGCTGCAAAATCACCTAAAGCATTGCTACAATATTTTGGAATGGAATTGGAAGGAGCGTCCGCGCCTCTGCCACAGAAACTTAATGCTGGTATTGATCCAGCACATGTTGTTGCTCCTGAACAAAATAAAAAGAATATTATGTATGGTGCCACATCTAAAGAGATGGTGACTGAATGGCACAGACATAAACCACAAGACTAACTTTTAACTTTAAACAAATGAAAATGGAGAAGTCCTATGGCTGGTCAAAGTACTGGTAATACAACTGCGTTTATTGAAGCGCAACAGTTCTCTTCTTTCATTCTTGAAAATTTGCATGACGGTCTATTGCCTGAGATGTTTGTACGCGACGTATCTGATTTTGGTATGGGTGATGTACTTAACATCAAGACAATTGGTGTCGCTACTGTTCAAGAAGTGTCAGAAGATACTCCACTAATTTACAACCCTATTGAAACGGGTAATGTAACTCTACAGATCACAGACTATATCGGTGACGCTTGGTATGTCACAGATGTTCTACGTCAAGATGGCGCACAGATTGATCAACTAATGTCTGCTCGTGCTATGGAAGCAACGCGCGCCCTACAAGAGCGCAGAGAAACACGTTTCTTTCAAACAGCTGAAGCAGGTCAAACAGCCGCTGATCCTAACGCTATTGATGGTTTTGCACACCGTTTTCTAGCATCAGGAGGCAATGAGCAAATCACTGAAGCAGATATGATTGACATGGGTTTAGCGTTTACTAAAGCAAACGTACCTATGGCAGGTCGCGTAGCTTTTGTTGATCCTGTAGTAGCCGCTACGCTAGATAAACTAGCAGGTCTAGTAGTTAATGTAGACCGTTCACCGCTATTTGATGAAGTTGTTAAATCCAGCTTTGCCAATGAGCATCAATTCATTATGAACCTACACGGTTGGAATATCTTTACATCTAATCGTCTTCCTGCTATCGCTGCAGGAACAGATATTGACGGCACGGACTCTATTACACGAGCAGGTGTTGCAAATATCTTTATGTCAGTTCTTGATGATAACACTAAACCTGTTATGTTTGCACTTCGTCAACCTGTTAAAGTTGAGGGTGAGCGTAATAAAGATCGTCAACGTGATGAATTTATTACTACAGAACGTTTCGGCTATGGTGTTCAACGTGTAGATACATTGGGTGTTATTGCAACCGATGGTCTTTTAAGCGCTTAAGGAGAACTATTATGACTTTTGAAAACAGTGCAGGCCTAGGTGTTAGCAATCATTACGGGGAGCGTGAGCTTCAAGGTGTTGGTAACGCTAAAGTTGAAGGCGCAAAAGAACAGCTAGTTGTACAGCTAACTAAACAGATGATTGATGATGACATCGGTCTAGATAATGTTACGTTACCTGCTGGCTCGCTTATCTTGAATGCTTTCTATGAAGGTGAAGATGCCTTTACGCTAACAGGGACAACTCCTACCATTCTACTTGGTACGGATGGCTCTGAAGCTACAAATGGTTTGGTTATTAGTGAAGCTATTGCGGAAGCAACTGGCGCAGCTGATGTAACGGCCACATTAACAGGTACTTGGGCTGCTAAATTTGCTGCTGAAACCATTCTTGGTTTAGCACTAGGTGGATCAACCCCAGTAATTACTGTTGACGGTAAAGCTAAAATCATTGTAGAATATCTACGTGGTTAACTAACTATTAGGGGATGGAATTCTTCTGTCCCCTATTCTTCTTTCTACCTCTGCCTCTTCTATAAGGTCTGGTACTAACCAGCGTAGCAAATAGTACGACAGAAGAGGTTACTTATTCAAATACATCTTTAGGAAACGTACATGCCCAACTTAGAACACGCAGCATTAACAGGCACACAGTTACACGAACCAAAGGATGTCTCCTCTGCTGCAATCAATACGGTATACCTTGCCAATGGCGCAGGATCAGGTGCTTGGGCATCAGTTCCCGGCGCAGGCATTAATACAGTTACTATCAATACATTGACAGATTTTCCAACTCCTGTAAGTGGTGTAATTACCTTAGCAGCTAGTACCTTATATCTAGTGCACGGTATCATTGATATTCTCACTAATAGGTTTGTTATGTCTGCGAATGCAGGAATTATTGGTAATGATAGTAGCGTAGATAAAATCTCCTCCTCTACTACAGGCACATTATTCACAGCAACATCCACATTTAATCTCAAAAGTTTAGGTATAGTAGCTCCTTCTGCTAAGATATTTGATCTGACAGGAGCAGGCAGTCTTCAGGAAGTAGCCTTCTTAGAGGGCATAGAGGTAACATCATGTACTTCTCTAGGAACAATTACTAACTGGGGCTTCTTTATTTTAATAGCTAGCGCACATTTCTCAGCGACAACAACTGGATATTCTTTTTCTGGTGCTTGTGGAAATCTTACTGTGGATGGTGGCGTATTAGTAGTAGCAGCTGGAATAGGTATTGATCTAGGTACTGCAACATTTAGTCAAGTTTATATTGGGCCTAGTCTATCACTTACTGTAGCAGGCGGGGCTACTGGTTTATCAGTAGCAGTAAACTCAGGTAATATTAATTCAGGCGGCAGGGGTATCATACTTGGTAATGTATTTGATGGTGCTGGTACGCTCTCTGTAGGTTTATCTCCCGCAGACCTTCTATGGCAAGTATCTGGTAGTCAAGGTCTATCAGATACAGAGATTGGAGCGCAGGGACATATTATTGGCTCCGCTCTATCAACTACTTTTTCAGGCACGGGATCAGGTAACGCAGTACTTGTAAATTTTGGTACAGCCTTCTTAGAAGATGTAGCTAGCTCAAATCAATTTACTATCTCTACAGCAGGCCGCTTTACCTACATAGGTAAAGAAAGCAGACTTATGTTTTTTGATGCTACTTTATTTGCGACTATTGCAGGTGGGGCAGCACGACAATATGTCTATACATTGTCTAAGAACGGCACACAGATTGTATCCTCTAGCTCAAAGACAGAATACGATGGATCAAATCCCGGATCAAATTCTGTTTCAAGCATTGTAGAACTTGCTGAAAATGATTTTATAGAAATTAAAGTATATGCTGTTACAGCAACAACAGCATTAAATGTAGATACTACTAGTATTAAGATAAGGTCTATGTAATATGGGTAAGTTAACACATCTAAGTATGGTTCAAGATATCTTAAATGATATGGATAGTGATGAAGTGAATTCTGTATCTGATACTGTTGAGTCACAGCAAGTTGGACAGGTAATAGAAACAACTTTCTTTGAGTTGATGGCCAATAAGATATGGCCTCATCTACGTTCTCTATTTAGACTAGACGGCCTAGGCAACATAGCCCAACCAACACATATGAAGCTACCTGAGAATGTACGCAACCTAGATAACATTGTTTCTATTAAATATAACCAACGAAGATTGACAGACACTAAAGATAAAATTCTTCCTGTTCATTTTAGAAGCATGGAAGCCTTCTTAACACTGACTAACGGATACGATAGCAGTGAGGCTACAGTACAGACTGTTATAGATACAGGCGGAGCTACTATCTATATTAAAAATGATAGGCCTCCTGAGTTCTGGACTAGCTTCGATGATGAACACATTATTTTTAATTCATTTGATAGCGAAGTAGACACTACACTACAGTCATCAAAGTCACAGTTAGTAGGGTACAGAGAAGTAACGTTTTCACAGAATGATGAGTTCATAGCTGATCTACCTTCTAAGTACTTCCCTATGTTTCTTGCTGAAGCTAAGTCAGTATGCTTTAATGCTCTTAAACAGTTAGTAAATGAGAAAGCAGAACAGCAGACCACTAGACAAAAAAGATATTTATCACAACAAGGTTGGAAAGCTAATGCACAAAACAGGTATCCTAATTATGGTAGACAACCTGTAGGTGGCCGCGCAGCAATCACACACACTAATCCATTATTTGACAAAGGTTAAGGATACATGAAAGATTTACTAGTACGTAAGCGCGGTGGTAACGCTGCAGGCAGTTGCTTCTATGAGATATACTATGAGGGTGGTGGTCAAACACCTGATCTTCTATCTGGTTTATACACATCAGAAGCAATAGCACACAGAGCCATTGATGCATGGAAGATAATCAATAAAGCTAAACTTGATAAGAAAAAGAAAAGTGAAGAAAATCTAGAAAGAGTTAAAGAGTACAACAAGAAGAATATTAAGGATAAGTAGATTGGCAAGAGCTAAAGCGAATAAGGAATATAATACGTTTATTGGAGGCCTTATAACTGAGGCCAGCCCTTTAACGTTTCCTGAAAACGCATCAATAGATGAAGATAATTTTGTATTAGAAAGAAATGGGGCCAGACGTAGGCGTTTAGGACTAGACTATGAACAAAATTTCTCATTAGAAGATAGCAATGTTCTATCTACTACCGCATCTGGCCTAGCTTTGAGTGCGAGTGAATGGAAGGGTATCAATGATGATCCTACTATTGGTTTAGTTGTTGTTCAGCAAGGATTAGACCTATACTTTTATGATCTATTTGCAGAAAGTATATCAGCAAGTCAAAAAAATCTAGGAGATGTAGGTAATCCTACAGGAGTGCTAACATTAGAAGCAGGTAGTGCTACAAATAATGTATCTATTACACAGACACTAGGTAGGCTTGTAGTAGTCAATGGTTCTAAGTTTATCTTCTCTTTAGTATATGACAACGTAGGAGATGTAGTTATATTAGAGAAACAAATTATAAATATACGAGACCTATTTGGTGTTGATGATGCCTTAGCTGTTGATGAACGTCCCTCTATACTTACACAGGCACATAGCTACAATCTTCAAAATCAGGGATGGGATAACGCTAGGATAACAGAATTCTTTGTTAGTCAGGGAGTATATCCTTCTAATGCAGATATTTGGTTTCTAGGTAAAGATGGTACAGATACTTTTGATCCAGAGCAACTAGTAAAACAGTTCTTTGGTTCTACGCCAGCCCCTAAAGGACACAATATTATTGACGCGTTTAACAGAGGGTCAGGAAGAGTAGATGCCTCAGACACAACTGTTACAGTAACACAACCGACACCTAAAACAGGTGATACCATTATTGGCGGCGGTGGCGGCCTTAAAGGTGACGGTTCTTTCTCAGAAATACCTTAGAATATGGTCATACTATCAGAAGTAAAATATACTGGAACAGTGTTTTCAGTAACACCATTAAAACCCGGTGTAAACGTAGGTCTTCCAGAGGATGTCTCTGATACAGGGCCTACAGTTGTTGCTACATACGGCGGAAGAGTATTCTTTTCTGGTATGGGGGCACAGGTACAGTTAGGCGATAGTCTTTCACCACAGTATAACTCGTATATTTTCTTTAGTCCGTCAATGTCTAGTATAGATAAACTTCCAGAGTGTTTCCAAGAAGCAGACCCGACATCAGAACATATTGCAGATTTGATTGATACTGATGGAGGCTTTATACCTATTACGGAATTAGGTACATGTGTAGCAATGAAGCCAATAGGCAACGCGCTTATTGTTTTCGGAGATAACGGAGTATGGGAAATTTTAGGCGGAACAACTGGCTTTAGTGCTGCCGCATTTTCTATTCGTAAGATAACAGACGTAGGTACTACTAGTGGTGAGAGTGTTGTAGCTGTAGAAGGCTTTATAGTGTATTGGGCTGATGGAGGTATATATATTATCACCCCTGATGAGGCCTCAGGACAGTTTCAGTCATCTAATATTACAGAACAAACAATACAGTCTTTTTATAATGAGATATCTTCATCAGCTAAAGGTTCTGCAAGAGGCAAATTTGATAGTAGAGCTAGGCAAATTAGGTGGATGTATAATGATGATCCTTTATATGATGGGGTCACTAATAGAAATCAATCTACTAGAGAGCTGGTATTTGATACAGTTTTAAGAGCGTTCTACCCTAGTACAATAACTCCTTTAGCTACTGACAGTCCTTTTATGTCTGACTATATAGAGACACCGGGAATTGTAGCAACAGACGAGATATTTACTATTGTAGTAGGCGCTGATCCAGTAGTTGTAGGTGTTGATCCTGTTGTACATACGCAAGTAGTTTCAGCACCAGTAGCAACAGAGTTAAAATACTTTTCAGTGCAGAATGTATCTGGAGGAAATCAGTTCTATTCTTTTAGCTCATATAGGAACCAAAATTTTGTAGATTGATTTCTATTAGTGACCCCATCATATAAAGGATCATCATTATACATCCACCTAA